GGCCATCGCTGTTTGGTCTGTCTCTGTTCTTGGCCGACCGCCTCACCCCTGGTCACGCTTCGGGGCTGCGCCTGCTGTCGTCTGCTCCGTAGAGTGCGAACCGCAGGGGGTGGATTTTTAAGGGGCTGTCGGTGGCCTGCGCGATGGCTTGTCACCCGCGCCGCTTTGTTTTGCGGCTTGGGTTGTATTATTAGCCTAAGCTAAGTTATTGTCAATAGCCTAGGCTAAGAAATTTCACGCACATCATCCGAGCCGCGTGGGTGCAGGCGAAAAAAAACCGCCTCAAAGGGCGGTCTGTGCGTGGGGTAATCTAGGGCTAGCTGGATTTGCAGTTTTTCTTTTCCATGGCAGACACCACCGCCTCGCGCTCTCCGCGCACGTTTGCGATCTCTGCGGCCTCGATGCCGTCGCCCTGCCCGTAGCCCATCCAAAAGGCTTGCGTCTCGCTCGTCTTGATGCGTTGGTTTTGCGCTGCAACGAGCTGATTCTCGCGCCGGGACAGAGCCGACAACTCAGCCACCAGCGCCTGGCAGGTCGCCGTCTCATACTTCATTGGCGAGACGTAGGCACCGGTGATCTGCGTTGTTGGCGTTGGCATGTTCATGCAGCCGGTGAGGACGGCCGCACAAACCATGCACATCAATATCTTCTTCATGGTTTCCTCTGTGTAGTCAAGGGAGATTGCTTAAAGACGCGTCCACCACGACGCCGCACCACGCGTCGCCGGGTTGGAGTTTGAGAAACCGTTTGTCTTTGGGCCAGTCGGGGTTGATGGCCTCCAGATAAGGCTCTCCATCCATCATGATGTACCGCTTGAACGTAGCTTCTTTCGTGGACTCCCGGCGAACGATGACAAATTGCCCTGGGGTCGGTGTCAGTTCGGGATTGACATGCAGGATCATGCCCTCGGGGAAGCTGTATCGCGCGCCCGGGTCATCCATGGAATCGCCGGTCACGCGGAGCATGTATCCGTGTTCACCAAGATTGCGCGTCGAGGCACACCACACGTCTGCATCGCCTGGTTGGAAATGGTCGCAAAGTTCTGTCCACATCCCAGCTTGTACCTCCGAAATTAGCGGATACAGGCCCTTCACATCAGGGCCTGGAGAGACATTCGACGCCGCGTACTTCGGTAAAAGTCCTTCTGCCAACCAAGCCGGTGATACATCCAACTTGTAGCGCGCGCACAGCTTCTCAGCGTTTGATCTGCTAATCGTACTTACCTTTTCTGGATTGTTGAACCAATTTGTCACACTTGGCCCTGCTACGCCGCATAGTTTGGCGATCTCAGTGTTTAACCCTCTTGCGCGAGGGAGGGGAAAGCACTCCCCTAAACGACTTTGCAGTGTGGACATTAGCCTAGCCTAACTTTTTAATTGTTAGCTTGGGCTTGCTTTTATTCTTAGCCTGGGCTAATATATAGCCCATGAACGTAGCAGCCACCGAAATTATTGACCGCTTAGGCGGTACGGCGAAGGTGTCACGCATCTTCGGCCTTTCCATGCCAAGCATCAGCGATTGGAAGCGCGACGGCATCCCACACGCCCGTGTGATGTTTCTCCGCGCGGCGCACCGTAAAGCCCTGGCCGGTGTTGATCTGGATGCGGCTACCGCCCGCAAAGCTAAGCCCACCACAGAGGCCGCGTAACCCATGGCCGAAAAATGCACCCGGCAACTGCCGCCCGTCCGCGTCCCTGAGTCGCTGGAGGTGGTCTTGATGCGCCTTGCTTCCACGCATGAGCGCAGCTTGAGCGAATACATCAAGTTGGTGCTCAGTCATCACGCTTTTGGTCATGCCTGCACTGTCGGCCCGTCTGACGAATCGGGCAAGGAATAACGGGCATAGCAATGCATAACGCCTTCACATCAGTTCGCCCGCGCGGAAAAGACATGCCAAGCGCACCAGTCCCGCGCAATACCACCAACACCAGCGGCAACTCGTCCTTCGGCTCTGTAAGGACGCTGGACGCCCGTGGCCGACACACCGTGCCGTTTGTGTCGCCGCCGCACTTCGGAACAGGCTCTGCGCCTTCGCAGCCGGTTGACGCACTGGAAAAGGCCACGCTGATGGCCCTGCGTCATGCCCGCGATGACCGCAGCAACCCGCCGAGCCGGAAGGTGGCGGCTTGATCGCCGGCTGAGATCGCACAAATGAGTTACGACGCGATCCGCTGGGCGATGGCACAGCAAATCAGCAAGTCGTCCACCAAGTTCCTTTTGGTGGCGATGGCTGATTGCGTCAACGCAGATACAGATTTTTTGTGCTGGCCTTCATGCCGTCACCTTTCAGAAATCACAGGGCAGGACGTCAAGACCGTAGAAGCAGGGCTTCGCAGATTGCGCGAATTGGGCGCAATCGTTGACACCGGCGACCGCCGTGGAGTGACTGGACAGGTAATTGTGTACCGGCTTAACACCACCGTTTTTGGGGCAGTTAAGACGGCTTCAAAGACCCCCAAATTTCCAGCTAACACCCCCGTAATTGGTGGTGTTGAGGAAATAGCAAAGACCCCCGTTTTTCCCGATAACACCCCCGTTTTTCCGGTGAAAGACCCCCAAATTTCCCATGAAACACCCCCAAAAACGGGGGACGGAACCAGTAAAGAACCAGTAATTGAACCAGTAAAGAAGAAAGAGAAGAGGGCGCCTGACGTCGCCCAAATCTCTGGCGTGTCTTCGGACCTTTTGTCCGACTTCATGACCGTTCGAAAAGCGAAGAAGGCCGGGGCGCTGACGGCAACTGCCGTGGCCGGGTTGGAGCGCGAGGCGCAGAAAGCCGGGCTCACCAACGCCGAGGCGATCACGTACTGCATCGAAGCGAACTGGCAGAGCTTCAACGCCGGTTGGCACAGCAAGCGCGAGGGGCTGGATGCGCGGCCCGCGCTCCAACAAAAACCGACTCGCCATAGCGGCCTGTCATCCATGAACTATTCCGCAGGAGTCAACGCAGATGGCACATTCGCCTGAAAACACCGCCCAAAACATCGGGCAACTGCTGGACACGTCCAAGGATGCCCTTGGCGATGTTGGCAAGGAATGCGCTACACACGGCGCGTACACATCGACCGGCATGCGCTACAAGATCGGGCGCATGAACCGCGAGGTCTGGACGCCTTGCCCAGACTGCGAAGACGCCCGTTTGGCAGCGGAGCGCCAAGCAGAAGCCGAGAAGGCCGCGATGGCTGCGCGCCAGCGCCTGGAAGCTTTGCTGGAGGATGCCGCGATACCGCGCCGTTTCATTGGCCGCACGCTGCAAACCTACCGCGCCGAGACGCCAGAGCAAAAGCGCGCCCTTGCGGTGGCGACCGACTATGCAGACAACTTCCCGCAGAAGGCCAATCGCGGCGACTCGCTGATCCTGCTTGGTGCGCCAGGGACCGGCAAAAGCCACCTTGCTGCCGCGATCCTGCAGGCCATCCTGCCGGAATACTGTGGCCTTTACACCACCTGCTCAGGCGTGATCCGAGCGGTGCGTGCGACATGGCGCCCTAACTCGGAAAAGACCGAGAGCCAGGTCCTGTCGATTCTGTTCAGTGTTCCCTTGCTGGTGATCGATGAAATCGGCGTGCAGTACGGCACGGACAGCGAGCAGAACATCCTGTTTGACGTAATGGACCGGCGCTACCGCGACATGATGCCCACGGTCCTGCTGGCAAACCTGAAGCTCAAGCGCGAGAAGCCTGAAGACCCCGCTGGGCTGCGTGAGGTGCTGGGCGAACGCATCTATGACCGGCTGACGGAAACCGCCCGCATCGTTACGTTTGAGGGCGACAGCTACCGCGCCCAAGCTCGCAAAGAGGCTACGGCATGAGCCGCGCCGAAGCAAACCACCTGCTGGACTACGTGCGCGCTGGCGGAGAAGCTCCCGCTTCAGAAATCCTGTGGGCGTTGTGGATTACCGGCGATTTGTTCGGGAGCGGTGCTGCAGTTTGAAGACCTCACCCTAGCCCACATCAAGGCCAGCACCGAAGAAGTAGGCGACTGCTGGATCTGGCAGCAGGGCGCAACCAACGGCTACCCGCAAATGAAGGTGCAGGGCCGATGCTGCAAGCTGGTGCGCCGCATGGTGGTGGAGATCGAAGGCCGCCCAGCCGAGCCACGCCAGCCGGTGGTCGCTACCTGCGGAGAGGCGCTGTGCGTCAACCCCGCACACCTGAAGGCCACCAGCACCAGCGATGCCGCACAGCGCGCCGCCAAAAAAGGCGCGTGGAAGGGTAAGGCCCGCGCCGCAAAGATCGCCAGCACCCGCCGCGCCAATATCAACAAGAAGCTGGATATGGACAAGGCGCGTGAAATCCGCATGAGTACCGAATCCGGCCCCGTGCTGGCTGCGCGCTATGGGGTCAACAAAAGCCTCATCAATGGCATCAAGCGCGGCACTGCCTGGAAGGACTATTCCAACCCGTTTGCAGCACTCATGGGGGCGCGATGAATGTGCCACTGCTGCAACGACGCCCGGCCCGACCCGGCCAGCTACCGATTCTTTGCCGAGGGCTGCCTGCACTGCGCCGCCCGGCGCATCCAGTACATCCAGCGCCGCCTGAATCTGGCCCAGGACGCCATCCGCACCCGCTGCCGCACGGCGCTGGCGCAGGCGATGGCGCTGGGCCTGCCAGAGGCGCAAATCAGGGCCATGGCGAAGAAATCCGAGTGGCAATTACAACAACCGGCACAGGATGCGCAACCCGCATCCTTGCCCGCACCGCGCAAGCGTGGGAGGTGAAATGAACCAGTTTTTCCAGCCGATCCAAGCCGATGAACGCCAGGTTGGCGGGTCGCACTATCGAGACATGCAGATCCAGCCGTGGGCGGCCATGGAAGCATGGATGACGCCCGAAGAACTGCGCGGCTACCACAAGGCCACGGCCATTGCCTATCTTGCCCGCGAGCGGCAAAAGGGCGGTGACGACGATATCCGAAAGGCATCGCACCACCTGGTGAAGCTGTGCGAGCTGCTGGACGCGAAAAAGTCGGCCAAGAAGCCTGAAGGCTGGCACGCCTGCGGCAATGTCGGCATGGAGGCTTCGGAGTGAGCGAGCGCCTGGTCATGAGCCTGTACAACGCGCAGCAAGCGCACCAGGCCATCAAGACAGCATGGATGCACGCAAAGGGCTGGTTGACAGCAGGAGACACCCGCCTGACGCTGGAAATCCGGCCCGAGAAAAGGAGCGATGCGCAGAACCGCCTGTTGCACGCCTGCCTGGGCGAGATCAGCAAGCAAGTCGAATGGGCCGGGTGCAAGCGTGATGTGGACACCTGGAAGCGCCTGCTTACCGCCGCGTGGCTTCGGGCGCGTGGGGAGCCGATCGAGATGCTGCCCGCGCTGGATGGGCATGGTGTGGACATCGTGTTCCGCCGCACCAGCCAACTGACAAAAGCCGAGTGCGCAGAGCTGTCTGAATTTGTGATGTCCTGGGCGGCAGAGCGCGGGATTGTGCTGATGGAGGCCGAATGCTGACCTACAAGCACCCAAAGGCCAGGACCTGCGAAGTCTGCGAGCGGGTTTTCGTGCCGGACCGAATGGGGCAGATTGTGTGCCGGCCGGCCTGCGCCATGGCCCGCGTGCGCCAGGCGAAGAAGGCCGAGCGGGCCAGCATCAAGGCGCGCAAAGAGGCTATTAAGCCCCGCGCAAAGTGGCTTGCCGAGTGCCAGGCCATCGTGAACAAGATCGTTCGCCTGCGCGATAGGCATCTGCCCTGCTGCTCCTGTGACCGCCCCGCATCCTGGGATGGCCAGTGGCACGCATCGCACCTGCGCTCTGTGGGCGCTGCGTCGGCTGTCAGGTTCAACCTGTGGAACATACACAAGGGCTGCTCTGTCTGCAACAACCACCTGAGCGGGAACCTTGCCGAGTACCTGCCGCGCATCCGCGCCCGCATCGGCGATGACAAAGTGGACTGGCTGTATCGGCAGAACCAGATTGCCAGCTATGACATTGATTACCTCAAGCGCTTCAAGGCCGTGATGAGCAAGAAGCTGAAGCGAATGGAGGCGAAATGCTGACCACCGAAGAACAAGACGCCATCCTCAAGCGCGCTAGAGCACTCGCCCGCTGCCATCTTGATGTGAAGCGCCGCCTGGAGCGCTCCGAAGTGAGCCCGCAGAGGGCTAGGGAGCTGATTACGCAGGCTGAGGACGACTTGCGGGAAATGCTGAAAGAAGTCGGATAAACAGGAGAGGGCCACATGATGCAAAACGAACTCGACACGCTACTCAATGACCTGCTGGTGAAGTGGCACACCTACTGCGCCCACTACCAGTACGGCAAGGGCTACCCATCCAGCGATGTGACATGCCGCCAATCGCGCACGTCAAAGCAGTATGACTATGACAACGGCGCAATGGATGCGCATGTGGACAACGCCATCATGGAAGCCTTCGATGCTGCGATGGACAAGGTGGAGCAGCCATGGCGCACCGCCCTGAGCGTGCAAGCGCGTAACCTGCACACCGGGTCGAATGTATGGAGTAGCCCGCGCTTGCCATCGTCGGTGCAGGAACGTGTGGTGGTGTTGATGGAAGCGAGAAACAAAATTATGAAAGTTCTTGCGCGCGATGGAATTTTGAGTTAGATTACTCGCAGCGGGATAGGTGCCTCTGCAATTTCCCGCTCAGATTCAAGCCGCCGATAGAAATATCAGGCGGCTTTTTTGCGTTTCGTGGGCCGCTACACACACCATGCAAGGCTTTGTCCTACTGGTAGCGCGCCCACACCTATCATCCCCGACTCATCCGCAAAGCTGATGCGGCGCGCACCGGGCAAAGTGCGCTGTAACTCCTGCGTGTGCACACACGTCATCAGCGAAGGTAGCGACGGCACGCACCCAGCAGGGCCAGACAAGCCCTGTAGTCCGATGGGGCAACCCCCAACACAGAAAGAAACCATGGCCCTGACTCCAAAGCAGGAGGCCTTTGCCCTTGCTTATGTCGAGACGGGCAATGCCTCCGAAGCGTACCGGCGCGCATACAACGCCGGGAAAATGAAGCCCGAGGTGATTGCCAACAAAGCCAGCGCATTACTGAAGCGGGGTGATGTGAGGGTGAGGGTTGAAATGGCCCAGGCAAAGGCCGTTGAGCGCCACGAAACCACAGTGGATGACATCTTGCGCGAGCTGGAAGAAGCCCGCGCTTTGGCCGCTGGTGGCGAAAAGCCGCAGCCTGCCGCGATGGTGGCCGCATCCATGGGGAAGGCCAAGCTGCTGGGGATGCTGACGGACAAGACCGAGCTGACCGGCAAGGATGGCGGGCCAGTAGAGAACATCACCCGGATCGAACTGGTTCCGCTGCGCAAATGACTGCGGTTCAGGTGGCGCTGCCAGACAAGCTGATCGGCTTGTTTGATGGGCCTGCGGACGTGCGCGCGGCCCACGGTGGCCGAGGATCAGGCAAGACGCGCAGTTTTGCCAAGATGGCCGCGATTGTGGGCTTTCAGCATGGCATGGCGGGCACGAGCGGCATCATTCTGTGCGCCCGGCAGTTCATGAACTCGCTGGAAGATTCATCGCTCGAAGAAGTGAAGCGGGCGATTGAAGATGAGCCGTGGCTGCTGGCCTATTACGACATCGGCGACAAGTACATCAAGAGCCTGGACGGGCGCATCAGCTTCGCCTTTGCTGGCCTGGATCGCAACATCGCCTCGATCAAGTCGAAGGGTCGCCTGTTGCTGTGCTGGGTGGATGAAGCGGAGCCGGTCACCGATGAAGCCTGGAACACGCTGGTGCCAACACTGCGCGAAGAGGGCGAAGGCTGGAACGCCGAGCTGTGGGTGACGTGGAACCCCAAGCGCAAGGACGCTGCGGTCGAAAAGCGTTTTAGGCTGACCGACGACGCGAACACGCGCTGCGCGGAACTGAACTGGCGCGATAACCCGAAGTTCCCGGAAAAGCTGGAACGCGACCGCCTGCGGGACTTGCGCGAGCGGCCCGAGGAGTACGACCACATCTGGGAGGGCGGCTACGTCAAAGCGGTGACGGGCGCCTATTACGCAAAGCAGTTGACCGACGCCCGCCAGGCCGGGCGCGTGGGCGTGGTGGCGCGTGATCCGCTGATGCGCCTGCGCGCTTATGTGGACATTGGCGGGACTGGAAAAACCGCCGACAGCTTTGCGATGTGGATCGTGCAGTTTGTCGGCCTGCAGGTTCGCGTGTTGGACTACTACGAAGCGCAGGGCCAGCCGCTGGCGACGCATGTGCAGTGGCTGCATGACCGGGGTTACACGCCCGACAAGCTGACGATCAGGCTCCCGCACGACGGCGACACCAGCGACAAGGTGTTTGCGGTGACGCCAGAAAGCGAGCTGCGCCGCTGTGGCTATGACGTGAGCAGCATCCCGAACCAAGGGCGCGGCGCGGCCATGAAGCGCGTGGAAGCGGCGCGCAACCTGTTCGGCAGTATCTGGTTTAACGAAGAGACGACCGAGGCCGGCCTGGCTGCGCTGGGCTGGTACCACCCCAAGCGCGACGAAAAGCGCGGCATCGATTTAGGCCCGGAACATGACTGGGCATCACACGGCAGTGACGCCTTTGGCCTCATGTGCTGCGACTTCACACCACCGAGAACCAAAACCAGCACCAAACCGCCCGCAGTTGCTGGTGGGTGGATGGGATAGACATGAACAAAGCACACGATCAACTACTGAAGGAAGCGCGCGACCGCATGGCCGCCTGTGTGGATGCCGAGGATGGCAACCGCGCCGCCGCAGTGGAAGACCTGCGCTTTCTGAAGGGCGAGCAATGGCCCGCTGGTGCCGAGGCGCAGCGCAAGCTGGAAGGCAGGCCGTGCATGACGTTCAACCAGCTCCCGGCCATCGTGCAGCAGGTGACCAACGACCAGCGGCAGAACACCCCGAGCATCAAAGTGCACCCGGTGGACGATGATGCAGATGTCGAGACGGCAGACGTGATTCAGGGCCTGATCCGGCACATCGAGTACGACAGCAACGCCGATGCGGCCTACGACACGGCGGTGAACGCCGCGGCGACGCATGGCTTTGGCGTGTGGCGCCTGCTGACAGAGTACGAAGCGCCGGACAGCTTCGACCAGGTGATCCGCTTTTCGCGCGTGCGCAACGCGCTGTCGGTCTATATCGACCCCTACGCGCAATGCCCAGTGGCCAGCGACATGCGCTACTGCTTCATCACGGACGTGGTGCCGCGCGATGTCTTTAAACGCGAGTACCCCAAGGCCACGGCCACGGACGGCCTGAGCTGGGAGGGCGTGGGCGATGCCTACAAAGCCGGTTGGCTGCGCGATGACGGCGTGGTGGTGGCAGAGTATTACTGGATC